GTTGCCTCTTACCAGTGGTGACTACAAGTCAGCCAGCGACAACCTGTCGATCGAGGTTGCCGAAACCATCCTCGACGTAGCATGGGGTAATTCCCGGTACGTCCCTGCCAACGTATTTCGGTATGCAATGGCCGCTCAGCGGCCTCGATTGCAATACGAAGGCGAGGATCATCTCAAAGAGTCCTTTACTCCGACCAGAGGTCAGATGATGGGAAGTTATCTCTGCTTCCCACTTCTTTGCCTTCAAAATTACATAGCTTTTCGCTATGCGGAGAAGGTGTCGAACGTGAAAGGAACTCCGGTTCTTATTAACGGAGATGATATCCTCTTTCAGAGTGAGGTTGGATTCAGCAATCGCTGGATGGAAGTTGTTGGTTCCCTCTCCCTCGAAGTAGAAAAGACTAAGACGTCTGTTTCTTCGGACTTCGGTTCGTTGAACTCGACGTTGCTTCGGTGGTTCCCTTCGGGGCTCCGTCCGATAAAAACGCTTCGTTTTGGGATGCTTAGGGAATGTGGTCACCCAGGTAATCTTGGAGTAAATGCTCTTAAGTTCTCACGCGTCGGCCCTCGGGCGACGTGGTTGACGAACTTCCGAGAGTTCCTCAGTTGGCACGAGGCCACCATCGTTAGGTGGCGCTGCGTTTTATCCGACATGGGGTTCTCTGGCCGTTTAGCACGAAGAGCTTTCCAGGTTTACCGCGGTGGGAGGCTTTTAATGAGGGACGACATCCTCCATTCGCTAAATCTTCCTCGCCTTGATCCTCCTCCCTGCCCTCACAATATAGTGATGGGAGGTTCAGAATTCATCAAGGTCGCTTCGTGTTTTGTCACGCGCGAGGTTCAGAGGGAGACAGCTCGGTGGATGTCATCGAGGAAGTGGGAGCTCGGGGAGTCTTTCGAGAGTTCGAAAGTGACAAAACTCGTATCTAAGCGTGCAAACGCTACTCAGATTGAGTCGTCACTAAACTCAGGAAATAATCCCCTCGCGTGGTGGAAGGAGAGAGCCGTGGCCTGCTCTCAGAAAAGGGCCGAATACTATTTTTATTCGACGGATTTGGGGACCGGCTTGTTGCGAATGGCCGGTCTAAAGAAAAAGTTCCATTTCTGGAAGAATAGAATTAGTG